ACATACAACAAGAAGCAGTGGATCGAGCTTGAGGCTCTGATCCTGCAAGCCCTGAGAGAACGAAAATGATCGGCAAGCGAGTCGTATTCACTGAGGCCATCGGCCACAAACGGTGCATGACCATCGACGCGGATTACTCCGGCACCGTGGTGGAGATCGACGGAGACACCGCCACCGTCGCGGTAGACCTTGTGGACGGCATGGTTGTCAACCCGCCCGTCCGCAAGAAGAAGAAGGTCGAAGAACTGACCGAGGAGGAAGCATGTCGAGCTTGATCGTGGAAGTCTGCACCGTGGACCGGGTGGAGAAACACCCGAACGCCGACCGCATGGCCATCGCCACCATCAAAGGCTGGCGCTGTTGCATCACGCGCAACGACAAGTCCGGGGCCACGCAGTTCAACCAGGGGGATAAGATCGTTTATATCCCGCCGGACACCATCCTGCCCCTGGCCCTGAGCGACCGCCTGGGCGTCACCAAATATGCCGCCCCGGTCAAGGACGAGCAGAGCGGAGATGTCAAGGGGGTGCGCATCCGGGTCGCCCGCCTGCGCGGCGAGCCATCCTACGGTTTCCCGATGGCCCTGGAAAACGCAGAGTGGCCGGTCGGCTACAGCGTGGTCGAGCATTATAAGCTGGAGAAATGGGAGCCGCCCCTCGACTGCACGGACGGGGACGCGGAACGCGACCACCCGGCCTTCCACAAATACTTCACCCTGGAAAACATCAACAACTTCCCCGACGTTATCAAGGAAGGGGAGGAAGTGGTGATGACGGAAAAAATCCACGGCAAGAACTGCCGGCTGGGTTTAATCCGCGACACCAAGGACGACGGCACGCCGATCTGGCGCTTCATGGCCGGCTCGCATGACGTGCGCCGCAAGGAACTCCAGACCCAGCGCAAGCGGCGTCCGGTCTACGACGCCAACGGGATGGCCGTCATGGAAACGGTCGTGGACCAAGAAACCGGGGAGGAGAAGGAGCGCGAGGTCGAGTGGTTCTACGAGATCACCAAGCGGAGCCAGTTCTTCGAGGCCCTGGACAAGCCGGGCATCAAGGAACTGCTCCTCTATCTGTGCAACGGCCACAATAACGTGGTGATCTTCGCAGAACTATACGGCTCCGGCGTGCAGGACATGGCCTACGGGTTCCAGAACGGCCAGTGGGACGTTCGGGTTTTCGACATCACCGTGAACGGGAAATACCTGGACTACGACCCCAAGGTGGAAGCCTGCAACAAGTTCGTGGTCGCCACGGTGCCATTGATCTACCGGGGTCCGTACTCGCGGGCGGTGGTCGATAAGCACGTCGGCGGTCCCACGACGCTCTGCTCGCCGGAAAAAGCCGGGACGTTCAAGGAACGCGAGGGCGGCGTCATCACCACGGTGAAGGAACGGACGGACAATCATCCGAGCAAGTTCTTCGACCGCGCGGCGGTGAAGGCCATCAACTTCGCGTACCTGGAGCGGCAGAGCGGAACGGAATACCACTAGGCTGCGGATAATATCCCTGGACCGCCGCCATTTCCTGATCGTTGAGGCCCCAAATCCCCGAAGCCCCGGCCCGCTTGATGAGGCCATCGACCTGCTGGTGGGTCAACTGTTCGGGATACCCCAGGTGCAGTACCGAGTTGGGTACGTCGAATATGTTGGAACCGCCGGAGCCGTGCATCTTAATCTTGTTGGGGTCGGCTTCGTGGGGATCGACGCTAAAAAGGGAGCCTGGGAACGCCGCTCGAACGATATTGGGACGCTGGCCGGGGCCAGATCGTTTGACGGCGTAATCCCAGGCGAACATGATGTCGGGGCTGAAATATTGTTCGTGGCTTCGGCTGAAGGAGGGGTCATACTGGCCACCGATGCCACGATACAGGACAATGCCTTTTCCCAGGCGTTTCAGTTTTTCCGGGTCAATGCCTCCCTGGCGAGACTTGATATTATGTTGCTGCTGGGCCAGCACCTTCTGCTGCACGACCTTGGCGAATTGCGGGCTGGCGACCACAACGATACCGACCGGGTTACCACCCTTTTTATGAGCGACCCACTTTTCCCCGGAAGTATCGGCGGGTTGCATACTGGCCACCGGACCCATTTTGGAGCCGTCTTGGAATTTCAAATAAGTGCCGTCCAAACCCTTGTCAATGACATTGGTGACGACCCCGTATTCTTCGCTAAGCGTTAGCCAGTCCTTGAACCTCATGATATTATGTAGGAAGGAGTGCCGAAAATGAACGACGAGTTTGGCGACCGCATGAAACTCTACGAGGGGGCAGAAGCAGCGCGGAGGCTGATGCCCCTCCTCCCGGCGTGCGCCCGCCTGGACGGCAAGGGCTTCCACAACTTCACCAAGGGCATGGAGCGGCCCTACGACGCCCGCCTGTCAGCCTTGATGGTGGACTGCTGCACTTATCTGGTGCAGGAGACAAATGCCTGCATGGGCTACACGCAGTCCGACGAGATCACCTTGGCCTGGCTGTCGGGGGATTACTACAGCCAGATTTTCTTCGACGGGCGCATTCAGAAGATGGTGAGCGTACTGTCCTCGATGTGCGCCACTTACTTTAACGAGAGCTTCGCGCACCGCTTCGGCGGCTGGCCACGCCCCGGTCTGGCCAACTTCGACTGCCGGGTTTGGAACGTGCCCAACGCGGACGAAGGAGCCAATGTATTCCTCTGGCGCGAGAAGGACGCCACCAAGAACTCCATCTCGATGGCGGCGCGGGCCTACTTCAGCCACAAGCAGGTAGACAATAAAAACGGCTCCGAGATGCAAGAAATGCTCTGGCAGAAGGGAATCAACTGGAACGACTACCCGGCGTTCTTCAAGCGGGGAACCTTTGTAAGTCGGCGGGTCCAGTTGCGGAAGTTTACGGCCACCGAACTGGATAAACTGCCTGAACGGCACGAGGCCCGGCGCAACCCTGATCTGATGATTGAACGGACGGAATATGTCCAACTGGACATGCCGCCATTCGGCAAGGTGATAAACCGACCCGCCGTCGTCTTCGACGGGGCGGACCCCGCACTCCTGCAAGAATAAGCGTAAACGCCGGGCTTTGGCCCGGCGTTTTTGTTGCGCTATAATATCCGTATGAGAGGAATCATCTTAGCCGGTGGTCTGGGCACCCGTCTGCACCCGCTCACCAAAGTCACTAACAAGTGCCTCCTGCCCGTTTACGACAGGCCCATGATTTATTACCCCATCCAGTCCCTCGTGGCAAGCGGGATCAAGGACATCCTCCTGGTTTGCGGCGGGAATGCCGTGGGCGAATTCCTGCGTATCATCGGCAACGGGGAGGAATTCGGCCTCAAGCACGTCGCCTACACCTACCAGAAGGAGGCATCGGGCATCGCGCACGCCTTGGGCCTGGCCGAAGAATGGGCCTGTGGTGATGACATTTGCGTGCTGCTGGCGGACAATATTCTCGAAGAACCATTCCCGGAGGCGGTGCAGGACTTCGAGGCCAACCCCTTCGGTGCCCGTATATTCCTCACCGAAGTCGCGCACCCCGAATGGTATGGCGTGGTGTCGGTAGACGAGCAGGGTCGCGTGCTGGATATAGTGGAAAAGCCCAAGGAGCCGAAATCGAACTTGATTGCTATTGGCCTTTATATGTACGATAGCAGCGTGTGGAACTTTATCCGCTCCCTCAAACCCTCGAAGCGCAATGAGCTTGAAATCACGGACTTGAATAACCGCTATCTGTCGCAGGGAAGGCTCAAGGCGACCAAGATAAAAGGGTATTGGGCGGACGCGGGCGAAAGCATCGACTGCTATTTGCAGAGTTGCATCCAGGCCAGCAAATTTCAAAAACGCCATGAAAAAATCTGAAGCGCTTGATCTCGTGGAGCAAAAGGTCTGCCAGTGCGTCAAGTGCCCCGAACTGGTGGCCTCGCGGAAAAACACGGTCTTTGGCGAGGGTGACCCCTCGGCCAAGGTCATGTTTATTGGCGAGGGGCCGGGCGAGCAGGAGGACAAGGAAGCCCGGCCCTTCGTCGGACGGGCGGGAAAGCTTCTCAACAACATCATTAAAGCCTGCGGGTGGAACCGCGACGATGTTTATATTGCGAACATCGTCAAATGCCGACCTCCCGGCAACCGCGTGCCCACTGACGCCGAGGCCGACAACTGCTCTGGATTTTTGAAATTGCAAATCAAGGTCATCCAGCCGAAGGTGATCGTCTGCCTGGGTGCGACTGCCACACAGTACCTCCTGGGCGTGGACACCCCCATCAGCCGACTGCGCGGCACCTGGCAGAAGTACAACGGCATCCCGGTGATGCCGACTTTCCACCCCGCCTACCTTCTCCGGTTCCAAGAACCCGATTACCAGCAGGAAGCCAAGGGGCTGGTCTGGTCCGACATGAAGCAGGTGATGGCGAAAGTCAAGTAAGCAAACGGCGTGTTCGGGAGTACAATGGGGGCCATGAACAACATCATCCTGCTGACCGACTCCTACAAGGTGAGCCACCACAAGCAGTACCCGCCGGGTACGGAGCAGGTGTACTCCTACTTCGAGTCGCGGGGCGGTCGATGGAAGGATGTCGTGTTCTTCGGCCTCCAGTATTACCTCCGGGAGTACCTGCACGGAGTCCGGGTGTGGCGGGATGAGATCGACCAGGCGGCGGAATACTTCGCCAAACACTTCGGCAATGACAAAATCTTCAATCGGGAGGGGTGGGATTATATCGTCCGAAACCACATGGGTGCGTTGCCGGTGAGCATAAAAGCCGTCCCCGAAGGAAGCGTGGTTCCCAATCACAACGTTCTCATGACCATCGAGAACACGGACCCCCGATGCTTCTGGCTCACCAACTACCTGGAAACCCTGCTGGTCCAGGTCTGGTACGGCTGCACCGTAGCCACCCAAAGCCGGGAAATGAAGAAGATTATCCTGGCCAACCTGGAGGAAACGGGCGACCCAGCCGGCGTCGGCTTCAAACTCCATGACTTCGGCTTTCGCGGAGTGTCCTCGGTGGAAACCGCCGGAGTGGGCGGGGCGGCGCATCTGGTAAACTTCCTGGGCACCGACACGATGGCTGCTCTGGTAGTCGCCCGCGACTATTACCGTTGTCCTATGGCTGGATTCTCGATCCCCGCCGCCGAACACAGCACCATTACATCCTGGGGCAAGGACCACGAACGGGATGCCTTTGCCAACATGCTCGACCAGTTCCCCGAAGGACTCGTGGCCGTGGTCAGCGACTCCTACAACATCTTCCAGGCGTGCGAGAAATATTGGGGCGAGGACTTGCGGGACCGCGTTCTGAGCCGCAACGGCACCCTGGTGATCCGCCCGGATTCCGGCGAACCGACCACGGTGGTGCCAACAGTTCTTGACACTCTTGGCGCTGCGTTCGGCTACGAAATGAACAGCAAAGGGTACAAAGTGTTAAACCCGCACGTCCGCATCATTCAGGGCGACGGGATCGACTTTGACACCCTGGGCGGCATTCTTCAGGCCATGCAGGGTCGCGGCTGGTCGGGCGACAACATCGCCTTCGGGTCCGGGGGCGTTTTGTTGCAAAAACTGAACAGGGACACCCTCAAGTTCGCTTTCAAATGTGCCTCGGTAACTGTAAACGGGGAGCAACGGGACGTTTACAAACAGCCAGTCACCGACTTCGGCAAGGTATCCAAGGCGGGCCGGATGAAGCTGGTCCAGTCAGGCGGGGAGCTTTTGACGGTCAACGCGCATGTGCCGGGCGAGGATTTGCTCGTTGAAGTGTTCCGAGATGGGAAAATGCTGCGGAGTTGGTCGTTCGATGCGGTTCGGGAGCGTGCGAAAATTGCACAGTAAGTGTGCGAAAATGGCCGGCTGGAGGCCAGCCGGCCATTTTATTGCCCGCCCGGTGGTAAGATTTAAGCCACGAACTCCACGGGATTTTCCAGGTCGTGGTGCCGCAGGACGCCGTTGCGAACCAGGCGCTTGAGCGAGCGGTGGATGTTGCGGGTCAGTTCACCACGCTGTTCGCCCCGGAAACCGTGGTGGAGGGCCTTCAGCACGAACTCGTGGAGACGCAAGCCTTTGTGGCTACTGCGGGCCGTCTCCTCCAGAAATTTGTCGAGGTCGGTCATCTTGGCGGTGGGGTGGTCGATTAAAGCTGTCATCTCCGTAGCTCCTTGTCATTTCAAAGCCATCGACGGTAACTCCTCTACATTGGGGAGTCGCAAGTAGTGTGCCAAATAAGTGGCGTTGGATTACGGACGAGGCGGGGCAAATGCGGAAGTAACTAACTCGCTCAATTTTAATGGAAATTCGCCGTTTGTCAAGTTACCTGTATAAGAGCCATTCCGCAAATTTCTTCGGAGGGAAGCGGCGGGCGATGGCCTTACGGTAATATGGCATCTGCCGTTCTAGTCGCGGATGTAGCTCGTACTTCTCCAAGTCTCCCAGAGGAATCCATTTCCAATCGTCGTGTTCCTTGGTGATCTCCACGTCAAAGGGAGCGTCCACCGCATAAAGGTAGACGTAGAAACGATGCTTCCCGTCCTTCTCTTCAAAACCTGCAAATCGGGTGCCGACCAGCGTGCCGACCTCTTCCTTGGCCTCGCGGCGGGCACAGTCGATGGCGGACTCCCCCTTCTTGGCGCGTCCGCCCGGCAGGCCCCACTTCGACGGGCAGTCCGAGGGGGTACTACGTCTCAGAAGCAAGATTCGCTGGCCGTCTGTGAACAGTATGCCCGCCCCCCACAGTCCATAATATTTCCTTCCGTTCGCCCCGATGCGATGAAACTGCTCGGTCAACATGCCCCTATGTAGCCCTTGACAACCCAATTCTCCGGGGATAGGGTGAGGAAAGCCCGAACCAGGAGGAACAGGAGGATGCCGTGAAAGTCGAAGTGTACGCGGCTGGCGATCACTTTCACTCTGACCCCAAAGGAGCATCAGAGTTGATCGAGATGCTTCTTGCCAGGGCCGGCTACACCAAGGACTTAACTTGGCAATGTCGCATCGACAAAATGAAGCATTGTGACTCTGCCTCGCCACCCATCAGGGTCATCGGCTATAAGGACTTCGGGGTTTATATGCGGGTCAAGCCTGGTGCCAACGACACCAAGGACCACCAGATGACACTGCTGATCCCGGACGGCTCTGGCTACTCTGCCGAGAACCTTTTCAACCAACTCAAAGGCTGTTGCAAATCCATCTCTCGCTCCTGGCGGCAAGACCTGCGCACCGCCAAGATCGAAGCCGCCGTCGTCCCCCCGCCGGAGCCTGTCCTCGTGTCCGGCACGGCTGAGGAGCCGCCCGCCCCGCCCCCCATGCCCTCGATCCCCCTTGCTGTCCGTGAGGAAACCGTGGAAGACCTTGATGAAGGCGTGGACTCCCAACAAGCCGAGCTTGACTTCTCTTCTCTGCGGGGCATCGTCAACAAACCTGACAAATTGAAATTCGTGCTGGAGAAAATCCGCCAGATCGGCAACCGCGCCCGGACCAAGCTCGAATTTATCAGGGCGCTTCAAACCGAGTGTGAGTGGACCGGCCACCTTCCGCGCACCGTCAGCCGGGTCATCAGCGAACTTGAAAAGTTTGAGTACATCCAAGAAGTGCGTAGCGGCGTGGCGATCACCGGCTACGACTTGTCCCCGGCGGGCCTGGCCCTGGTCGAAAATCGCCCCATCCACCATCAGGCCCTCCCGCCCGAACCTGAAGAACAGGTGGACCACGGCCTGCTGCTGCGGCAGTTCACCACCCGTGCGCAGGAGTTGGCGGATATTGGTCGCCGTCTGGAAGCCATCGAGGATCAACGGACGGAACTGCGCAAGCAACTGGCCACCCTCGATGACGAGTATGATCGGCTCGCGGCCATCATCAAGGACAAGGACTTCCCACCTGCGATCAGGCGGCTGATGGGCATTAAAGAAATGCCCATGAAGGGAGGAAAATAGCGACGACCCCTACATATAGCAACAAGGAGGTTGTCATGGACAACAAGTCATGGAGGTCGGTGTGGAAGTGGGTCGTCGTCCTCAGCACGGTGATCCTGGTGGTGGACTCCCTGCTGCCCGCAGGGGCGAGTATAACCAAAGACGAACCGAAGAAAGATGAAACTGCTAAGGAACCTGCTCGATAAACTCCGCTTGTGGCGGGGAACTCACTTTCGCTGCCAGGTCTGCGACAAAGTGATTTCCCGCCGCACGCGGGCTGGCTTCTTTAGCATCCTCGATGACAACGGAAGGCGGTACTGGTGCCGCGCTTGCGCAGCCACCGATTTGGAGATTAGCGGCAAGGTCCGCCGTATGGAAGAAATCAGTCGGAGCCTGCGTTATCGGCCTAACTCTTCGGACCCCGCTTCAACGGAACAGGTTTGAGTTTTTCCTGGTGCGCATCGGGCGTGTCCTTCAGGGAGTGCATCAGGTTCCGCAGGTCGCCGGCCAGATCGGCACCAGAGTCGCCCTTGCATTTTTCACTTTTCTGCACCGAGACGGTCTTGCGTTCGCGGTTGAAAAACCCCTTGGACAATATAAAGCAGTTGTGGTCGGGGTTGAAGGAGATCATGCCCACCCACTCGCCGTCGTCCCAATTTCGGGAAGACACTAGCACCCGCATCGGCTTCTCGGTGAACACCAACTTGACGTGGAACCCGTGAGCCTTCATGGCGGCGCTGACGTAACCGAGGGTGATCTTGGCGAACCCTTCCAGGGCGTCCTTCATCGTGGTTCGGTAGTTGACCTCGATTGCATAGCGAGAGGCTTCCACCCCTTCCATGAAGCTTTGGTTGCGGTAATCGACCCACTCAACCAGGCGGGGCTGGCGCAGGGCAACGAGGAAGTAGGCGAGAGCGGTTTCGGCAAGTTGTTCCTGGGAAACCTCGCAATACTCGGCAACGTCCAGGGCCTCAACCAGCAGGTGGTGACGAAAATCATGCCAGGTGTTCATGTCCTATGTAGTGGGCTGGCTTCCTATATTGCTCTGGGCCATTTTGTTTCGCAGCCACGTCGTCGCGTACTGGTAGAAAAGGTCTTCCTCGCTCTCGCCCTTGCCTTGACTCTGTTGGCGAATCCAGGTTTTTATCGGGTGTTCGGCAGGCAGATGAGCGTACCACAAACGAAGTTTCTTAATTTGCGTGCTGGGGTCCGCCGGCTCGCTGGCTATTTGCTGCCACGCGGCCTCAAGGTCGTCCAGGCCCAAGGGTTTGTATTCCATGCCGCCCTGGGTGGTGCGGCTGCGGGCGAAGTGCAAAATCCTTCTGAACTCCCGGAAGGATTTGTCCCACTCAAGCTGCTTCAAGAAGGTGCCCAACTGCTGGCGGTAGTCGGCCCGGCTGGGGTCGGTCTGGAGGTTTTGGTACAGGTTCTCGATCTTGCTGATAAAAGTGGCAAACTTGTCGTCCTGGGACACCAACTGTCGAACCTTCTCCTCCTTGTCGGGGCTGCGCATAATCTGGTCATAATCCTGAAGTAACTGGACCAGTTCTGGTTCCAGGTCGGGAGGCAATTGGATGTCTTTGATCGTGGGAGTGAAGGCCCTGCCGGTCTTCTGGGCCTTGGAGTACGACATTATTTCCTGGCTATACTGTTTGATTTGCGGCTCGACGGCGAGCAGGGCGTTTAGTGATTGCTCCAGACCGTTGAGAACAATCCCCAGGGTCCGGCTCCCGGCGTCCCGGTTGGCCTTTATCATGGAGATCAATTCTTGAAGAGCAGTTTTGGCAGTCTGATAGCGGTTAAGGGGGTTGTCCTCCTTGGGCGAAGTCCAGAAAGCACCCCAGGCGTTCTTCACTCTGGTAAAGAAATTCCCCAGCCAGCCTTCGGTCAATAAATATTCGTGCTGGAGGTCGGTGAGGTATTCCCGAATATAAATGTAGGGGTTTATCCTGGTCCTGGCCAACAGGCGGGCCATTCGATCAAGGCGCTCGTCTTGCGCCGATCCCTGAATAAACTGGTACATTTGCTGCATTTACCAATTGCCTTCGTGGTAATGCGAGTTCCTGGTCGCCTTCCGCAGATACTCCCGCAGATTAAACTTGCCGTATGGACCCACGGACTCGCCGGTTGGTTCCTCGCCCGCCGCCATCGCCTCCCCCGGCTCGGCAAAGCGATATGCACCAAGCTTCATTAAGTGAGTGCGCAGGGCGTCAGCGTCGTCGCGGAAACTTTCGGTCTGCTGGCGAAGGAGTTCCCATTCCTTTTGGAACTTGGCAATGGCTTTTGCATATGCCTGTAGGTGTTCCCTTTGAAGCTGGTTCTTTTGACTGGCCGATTCGATGTCCCGACCCCTCTGCTCCACTTGCGCCGACAGATTTTGAACCTCACGTTGCCTAGCGCCGATTTCCGTTTCCTTACCCGCTAGGGTTTGTTGAATCTGCTGAAGTTCCTGAGTCTTCCTCTCTATTTCTGCCATCTTCTCCGCGACCTTGGCCTGTGCTTCGGCACCCATATCTTTGATGTCTTTCGTCCACTTCGCGCGGGCGTCTTCCATCTGGGCCTGGGCATCCGCAAGCTGCTGCTTGAGGTCTTCATTGAGTCGCTGGTACTGGTCGATCTCCTGCTGGTAACTTTCACGCTGCTGTTGGAAGTTTCTTTCCATCTCGTGAATTTGCTTCTCGTAACGCCCCAACTGAGCGTGGGCAAACATGCCGTAGCCGTGGCCTGCCTGGATGTCCGGCAGTTGGGACTGCAACTTCATCATCAGCCTATCGCTGCCGTCCTTGTAAGTGTTATAAGCAGTGCGGAACGTGGTCAGTAAATTCGTGATCGCGTCCTTGGCAACGGCATAATCCTCGCCAATGCCCTTGGTGGCTTCCGCCGAGGGGCCTACCTCCCCGACCTCTGCCAAGCGGCCTTCCTGCTTCTTTGCGCCGGGGCCGTACAATGCCTGCATAGACGCCAGGGTTGGATCATCCATCGACAAGCTCGGAGGAAGGCTACGAATGGGAACGCTGCTATATGGTTTCTGCGCCATCTTGGCCGTGGCCGGTAACGCCGCCCTGCCCTTCATATACTGGAAGGATCGCAACCCGCTTAGGGTCTTCTCCGTTTGCTGAAACGCCCTGCTCACGGTATCGTTGAAAGTTTTGATGAGTGTCTGATGCTCCTCGACGTGGGTGTTGAGGATTTGCCCAGGGTCGGTTTTTTGCATGGCCTCAAAACCACCAGCCGGGGCCGCTTCGGCACCTGCTTCGGCACCCGCGCCAGCACCCGCCCCGGCTTCTCCTTCACCTGCCTCAACAATCAATCTCAATATGTTCTGAAAATCATTCATACTGGTCCCCTGGCTAAGTATCTTTTGTATTTAAGCGCTACTCGAAATTTTTAACCCAACGTAATCGGCAGCACGTCCCCGAACCGAACGAGCAGCCGCTCCTCCCACTCCTTCTTTTCCTCCCGGCCCTCCTGAAGCAGTGTGTCACCGTCAAGTTGTACGCCCTGATTCGGGCCGGGCGGGTTCTTGATCTTACTGCGGATGCGACCGAGCATAATCTTGGCGAAACAGAGCGCCCCCTCCTGCATGGCCTGCGTCACTTGTTTCCAGTCCGTGTGCTTCTGGAGGTAGTGGACGATTACCTGATGGACGCGGAAAGGAATCGGGTAAATCTTGATATTGTTATACCCGCCCACCCACTCCCAGCCGCCCAGGTTGGAGGCGATGCGGGAGTACATCTGCTCGTACTGCTTGTACAAAACCCACTCACCCATCCTGCCCCAGATGGGCTGAACGGGGTCAATCAAGCCGCCGGTAATGCTCGCATAAGCACCACCAGGATAGAAATATTCTACCGGGATTGCACCGCCCAGGTCCGAGGACTGAAAGGCAAAGGTGCCGGTCTGCTTATAAAACACGTTACGAACATACCCAACATCCGGCGGCAATTCGTAGACGCTTTTGCCGGGAACGGTATTGAAGACGTAATACTGGAAATATTCCCTGGGAGCATAGTCTTCAAACACCTGGAGGGCCAGGTCCACGGCGGCGTCGAGTTGTTGTTCGTCCAGTTCGATGCTAACGACGGGTGCGCCAAGCATCAATAGGACATAATCTTTAATTTGGCCCCTGATCTTCCCGCGATTGGGGCGAGGGCTAAGTTGTCGCAAGTTGAGGGGGTCAGAGACACCCGGCCCGGAGCCGCAGGGGTTGCACGGCTGGCAACCGGCCTGGCCGGCGGCTTCCTGCGTCGGGCGAGAAATATACAAGGTGTTCTGGGGGCAATTCACTGCCATGTCCTATATATTGGTTAGGTACAGAAAATATGCCAACACTTAGCGAACCACTGTTTGTAGAACCGCGATCCTTCGCCCGATTCTTCAATCAAGAATACTATGGCGGGGGCTACAAGAAGTTCCGCCTGGACGAGATGGCGCGGAAGATGCACATATACAAGCAGCCCATCAAATTCGATGAAGATGACATCCGCTTCCTGCACCAGATTCCTCGCCGCTTCTGGAAACAGGCGCTCTACAAGCGCTACCACGACGACCTGCTGGAAGCCCTCCAGGCCAGGGAAGAAGCACGCCGTCCGATCTACGAGGCCAAATACAAGGAACTTTACGAAAAATACCTGGGGGAAGAATCACAGGCCCGTAACCCCGACGTTGCCAGGCGCTGCGCTGCGGCCAGGGCCAGCCGGGAAGCCGAACTCCACGCCGAGCGGCAGGTGCCCCACGTCGATTACCCTAAAACCAAGGTCTACGAGTTCCGTGTCCCTGGTGGTGGGGAACCGCACCATATCGAAGCCGCACCCAATATCGAACATCTAATCCACCGCATCGAGGGCGAGTCCGACGACCCCGCCGGCTACGACCTTTGGAACCCCCGCGTCTCGCGTTCAGGCAGGCACAGCGCCACCCGTGGTATGAACCTGATGAAAGCCCACACGGCCTCCGAGCGGCTGAGCGATTGGCTAAACTATACCGCCCACCGAATGTTGGGCGAACTGGATCACCACCCGCCGGAATCCTGGGGGCCGGATAGTGGAGAAGGACTCGGCCAGTCGGAAGTGCGCGACACGTTTACGATTGATAAAGTCCGCAACGAACTTCAGAAGACCCACTGGATGAACATACCCGGCGACCCGTGGGTACGCGAGAAGTGGTTACAGATGTTTCCCAAGGAGGACAAAGTAACCGAGACGGATATAAGGACGCGAGCCAAGCTGCGGCGCAAATTAGCCGCCGCCTTGGCGTGGCACGACGTTGTGCAGATGGCTAGTCAGGGACAGTTGCGTACCCCACCATCACCCAGCCACCCAAAGGGGCGGATCGTAAATGTCCGTCAACTGAAGGATGGCAGCCAGGAAATAGTTCCTGAACAGCTTCACTTGCCCAAAAAGAAGGTGACCGTCACAAGGGTCAACCCCCAGACTGGCGAGCGCAGGCAGGAAACGCACGAAGTACCCATATTGTTGCCGGGCAAGTTTCTGCGCAAGCTCACGCAGGATGAGATGGATGCTTTCGACGAACTCGAACGGACGGGCGAGCCGGTGCCAAGACGACTCGGACACGGAAAGGACTTCGTTGAGGTTGACGATTACCCGGACGTGGACCCCGAAGGCGAAGAAGGTGAGGAAGGGTTTACCAAGGCCGGCTGGCAAGGGACCAACCACATTCGCGCCGGGGCTTTTCACCCGAACCAAAACACTCCGGGCCGGAAATATCTTGACCCCTGTGATCCCAGGTTCCCTGACCAAGTGGCCAGGCTGGAAAAGGGCCTGCTGCGGCAGGGTGGTCGCGGCGACCTGGATGACAACTTCACCTTCACCCCCAACGCACACGGCCAATATTTTGGCGAGATCGTGGAGGCGATTAAGGGGGCCTTGGGGGAGGCAGTCGGCGGGGCCGAGTCCTTCGAGCAACGGGTGTTGCGCTCGATGGGCAAGAAGTTATATTCCCTAGCCTGGGACATGCTCCTTGAAAACCTGGACGACCCCACGTTCTTCCGCCACGCCACACGATATTACAAGATCAAAACACTTGTGAGCAACTACGCCCAGCAAGACTGGAGCCGGGGCACCCGACGTTTGCGTGGTGAAAGACCGGGAATGGACCCGGACGGCGAAGACCTTCAGTCATACATGGAGCGCATTCGCGCCCGCGCCGTCGCGGAGCAGAAACAGGAAGCATCGACCAAGGGCTGCGACCTGCGCGGGGCCAGGGCGCTCCAGACGGGTTACTGTCAGTTCAAGTATAATCTCCGCGTGTTGCACGACGAACTCCTGGCGGACGCCGAGAGGGACGCACACGCCGCCGAGCAGGAGAAGGACCAGGCGGACAGCACCGGAGACAGCCGGCTCAAGCACGAGGCGATGACGGAGGAACGAAACGTCATTTATATGTGCTTCTATGCCCTGGCCATGACCTACGAAAATATGGGAATGAAGCCGGGCGAGGCCGAGGAGCGTGCCCAGAGCGACATCCTGACGATCAAGGGTCAGGTGAAGGAACCGAAAGCGGTGGTGGAGCGGGTGCGAGAACTGGTTGAACAACTGAGCGCCCAGGCGGGTGCCGCCGCGCCCACCATGCCGACCGAAAAGCCCTTGCCGGACGAAGTGGCCCGGCAATGGCAGGAATTTGAGGACTATATCCTGCAAGACCCGCAACAGGCGGCTGCTAAACTTCGAGAGCCGAGCTTGCGAAAGCCCGTGGAGGCTCTAACCAAGCAATACCCCGCGCTGCAAGAACGGATGCGACATCTGGAGGAACGGGTCCGGGCCATGAAGCCAACCGCCATCCCACCCCGACCGGCTTCCGTGGCAACGGTGCAACCGGCATTGGCGGGGCCGACGCCTTCCTCCCCCCTTGGCGATGCTGAACTGGATGACCTCCTGTCCCGTGGCGAGTGGGCGAGGATTGCCTTCCACGGCAGGTTCCAGCGTCGGGGCACGCCGCGCATGGTGAAAGGGGTATTGAGGAAATTACAACAGAAAGTTGCCGCAGGGACCGCGACCGGGATCGACCGCGCTGCCATTGCCCTGCTCAACAAGCTGCCCCAGACGATTGATAAAGGTTCGACGGGGGTGGGAGGAGAGGGCATATGACATTTCGAGAGTGGTTGAAAATACAGGAAGCCGAGGGGGTGGCCGGGTGTGCCGGCGACGACTGCACAGACATCCCGCAGTTCCCCGGCGAGGGGACGTGGCAAGGTGCTGCTGCCGGCGGGCAACTCAAATCGGTTGGGCCGGTAAAAATCAAGAAGGTTCACCACCACAAACACCACAAACACCACAAACACCACAAACACAAGAAGGACGAATGAATTGGATGCAGTACATGGCGAACCCGCAGGCCCTCGCCATCAAAAAGTATATGTTCGAGATACTGCAAGACAAATACGCCGACCACGACCAGTTAATTGAGCGCGTGGCACACTCGCTAACCACCGGCAGGGATGTGGAAGGTTTTGGCACACTGATAGCGGCCATCTATGAATGCGGCTATCTGAAAGCCGTCAACGACTACAAAGACTCGCTAACCAAGATGGGACTCAAGGTCACCGTGGTGCCGGAAGCGAAAAACTAGGCTGATATTCGGAAGGCACGGACTCGAACAGCCAGCCGCCGGCTTTCTCGACTTTTGAGCGGACCCGCCACCATCGCTTTTCCATGATTTTGGGGTAGATCACCGAACCTTTGGTAACTTTGTCGGCGGCAGGGCCACTGGTCCAGAACTGAAGAACCATATCGGTCTGATCCACGATGTAAGCCTCAAAAGTGAACGGGGCCTCGTACTTGATGGTGGAATAACTGTCGCCGTACAGGGCGTCCCGGTGTTGGCGAACCACGGCGGGAAGGCAGTGGAAGACCGGCTTGGCCTCCGGCTGTTGCTCCTGCGGGTCCGGGAATACCACCACGGGCCTTTCAAAGATCGGCACCTGCTCCTCGACAGCTTCTTGCGGTTTGGTTGCTTCCAGTTCGCCCACGAAGTCGCGCACGCCCTGAAAATCGCTGGAGTGGCGACGGACTTCGGTGGTATCCGCGACGACCTCGCCCTTGAACTGGAAGTTGTGCAGCTTGTATTCGCCCCAGAATTCCTGGCCCCGCATCATGGGGTTGGGGCCACGGAGTCGGTAGGGGGTGCCATCCTTATTTTTCAGACCCATGAAAATATATACCGCACACTATAGATAAATGTGGAGGTTCGATGGCCCTAGTTGTCCCCGACGTAGCTGAAATCATCCTGCTGAAGTACATTATCAACCAGAAGCAGCCGGATGATCGCATACTGCATCTCTACACGAACAACTACGTCCCTTCGGACAGTACAACGTTAGCCAACCTGACGGAAGCGGACCCCGCCACTGGTTACCAGTCGCAAGTCCTCAACGGTGCCACCTGGAGCGTCACGCAGACAGCAGGCGTAACAACCGCGACCTACCCCGATGTAACTTTCTCTTTCACGACCGCAGTTACCATAGTCGGTTACTACGTTACTACATTATCTAATTCTTTATTGTGGGTTGAGATATTCTCTAACGGCCCCTTCGCGCTACCAGCAGGTGGCGGGCAGCTTGCCGTAACCCCGACTTTAACCTTAGACTAAATATTTATGTTGGCAAAAAACCCAGGCGACGAGCCTGGGTTTTTTGCGTTTGTGGGGCTTATATACGTCACTATGCTACGATTCACCCAATGGCTGTTTGTTGTTGAGTTGGATTTGCGGATGAATCCAGCCTATTCCATTCCGTTATTCGAGGCCCGTAAGGACGTTGCCTGGGAGGCGCTTCGGGAATACGACCGCGAGTTTGTGAAGTGGATGCGGGCATTGGTCCAGGCCAGGGTCTTCACTGACCCGGATAACGAGTGCGAAGCCAGGGCACTCGCCAGGATGCCTGTTGTCGTGGCGACCCCAGAGGGTGAAAGGGAATGCCAAGGCCCCAGGGTCACGGCGGCTCAGGGATACAGCTTTGTCAACGCAATGCAACAAGCCGCCATTGGTCCCAGCCGCATGTCCATCGGCAGTCAAGACCTGTTGGACGGTATGCAAATGGGTATCTGGGGCGTTTACCGGAAAATGTTGGACCCGAATCTTTATAGCGGCGGCAAGGCGACTTACGAAAGTAAGTACCCAGGGTCCAAAGAACACGGTGGCATCACCGGCACGATCCGTTCGGTGGCCGCTTTGGAAGCTGCCCACGAGGCACGCAAGCTGGCGGGGCGGGTCGATGAGAAGCGGGTGGCCGTCATGAGTAAGGACGACCCGGAAAAGGAATTGTTCCGGGTGTCAACCAAAGATGCCAACATCTTTGTGAAGCGTGGCGAAGCCGTCTGGATCAAGAAGCCCACCAGGATTCAGGCGTTGGTAGACAAACTCGAACCGCCGGGTGCCATGCCGACCGTCGTGCGAATGGGTGAACTTGAGAAAAGCGGCGAGCGCGCTTTCGACCCCGCCGCGCGGGAAGAAGGCGAAGTCGAATTGGGCGATATGCAGCAGCACACCATAACGACTCTTCAACGGCAATTGGCGGACGAACACGCATCGCCGGACGCTGGCGGCAAGCACTGGCAAAGTCGGGTCAACAGATTATCGTGGGCGTTGGAAATCGCCCGTCGCATGTTTGACTACAGAGGCATCAAGATGCCCGAAGTGATGCGCCGAATGCACCAGGAAGTAGAACGTGGTCAGCAGGTCAACTTCCCCACGCCGCTCCCCGATTCCTGGTTACAACGCGGGAAGCTCCAAATGCAACTTGCCCAACTGATCCGGGACGCCACGGACATGGAAACGGAGTCGGTCGAGTTGGCGCTGCAAGAATTCCGCAAGTGGTTCTATATACATTCATGATTTGCAAGCCGGACGGTACGCCGTACACCACGCTCGGCAGCCGCCAACAGTTTGATGACTCTGCACCGGAACATGCCCTGTTCAATCAGTGGGATCAGGAGGCCATCAGAATGGGTGGAACTCCAATTTACTACTACGAGATGTTCATTAGCAGCAACACCATCGACCCCATGTATTTGGAGGCCAGAGGCAAGCTGTTCTCCAACAATCCCGTCGAGCTTTGGGGCCTGTACGAACCGATCCCGGCACAAAACGCCCAGACCGCCTTCGGCATCGACGCCCCCGACGAGATGACCTTCGAGTTTAACTACCGGGCGACCCTCGACGCGATTGGCTACCCGCCGAAAATCGGCAGCCGCTTATTCACGCCCTTCCTGAAAGAAAATTGGGTCATCATCCAGCGTGCCCTGGGTGAGTTCAAGATGTGGGGCGTGGTTCGTTTGAACTTGATCTGCCAGCGTTACCAAGAGTCCACCACCACGGGCGAGGGCAAAATACCTCAAAAGGACGTGGACTACAAGATCGTCTGAGGGGGAGCATGAAGTCATTCTACGAGTTCTACCGGCTCATACGGGAAGCCAACGGCGCACCCTCCGGCGGCACCACCACCAACGATGCGGGCAACACCGCCAGCCCTCCGGGGCCGGCGCAAACCGCGAGCATGGGCGCGTCAGCCATCCCCAAGGGCGGTGCCTTGGCCCCTCCGGCACATCAGGCTGGACCGGCAGACGCGGCGGCGGCGATTAAGGACGCAATCGAGGCGGTCACCAAAGTAGAAGACGCCCTGAAGACCAACCCAAACCAGGGCGGCGTCAAGCAATTGGTCCAACAAGTCGGCATGATGAAACAGCAACTCCAACCGATGCAGCAGGCGTTAACCGCCATGCAAGAAAAACTGGACCAGCTTCAGCAGCCAACCGCTCAGCAGGCCCAGGACCAGCAGGGCCAGCAAAATCAGGCGGCATTAAATACCAGCGCCCAGCCGCCGCAAGGACCGCCGGGGCAAGCGCCTACCGCCGCCATGAACACCCCCGGCCCCGGAATGCCACAAGGTTAACGGTAGATGAATTCGATGAAGACTTCCTGCTTATGAATCTTGAACAGGACGATGTGGGGTAGTTTGGGCTTGGGCAGGTAGGCGCGAATTTCTTGGATAAAGACCGGGTAACGGCGTTCCCGCTTTTTAATTCGGTAGGCTTTCATTTTCTCCTGACGAGTTTTCGTGGCAGTTTCCGCCGCACGGCCTCGGCCTTGGCAGATTCGATGGATTTCTGGCTTTGTTCGGCTTCTTCAAGGAACTTATCCACGCCGGCCTCCCCGCCTTTGGCGTAGACGGTACTCAAGACCTTGTATTTATCATCGAAGCATAAATCCTGGTGGTCCCGCCAGGAATTCTTGGAGATTCCGTGGGCCACCTTATGGATGCGAGCGTCCCGCATGTTCCGTTTGGTAGCCTCTGCCGAGTCCATTTCCTTCACGTCGTAGGTAACCCGCTTAGGCAACACCAGCACTTGCGCATACGCCTCGCCCTGGCGAAAGATGTGTGTCTCACCGGCCAAAGGTGCGCGGAAGACCACGAAGAAAACTTTTGGCCACCAGTCCCCCTGAATGTGACCGCAGACCGGCACCGGCACCGTCCCGGTACGGTCGGTGTAGAAGCGGGGATGCGGCTCGATGCGGACGACGTAGTTGGGAGGGCACTTGATGTCAAGTGACGACGTGAACCCATAATGGCCGGGGGCGAAGTTCCCAAAGGGCGGTAACTTCACACCATCCGGCGAATACTCCTTCTCCCACTCCCCCTCGAAGACCACCTTCCCGTCTACGTTGCGCACCCGACATTCGGTATCGAAGGGGTAAATCAACTCCAGTCCGTAGGTGGAGGCTTCCACGAAGGGCGGACAGTGCCAGGGTTGCGGCACGTCTCCATCCGAATGCCCATGCGAGTCACCGGCCCAGCCGGGGATTTGCAGCTTGATGGGCCGGGGCGCGATGCCCTTATACCACTTCCGGTACTTTATCTCGACCTTATCCATATTTTTGCTCTTATTACAGCTATCTACCTTATTATATTGAGGCACCCATGAAGTCCGTTGGACCAACCATCACCGACCCCCAGAAAAGCCTAGTAGAATGTGAGCCGAAGGGTCTGCCACAGTCCGAGAACATTGACCCACCGCCGCCGTACTGCCCGCAGCCTTGCACCCCGAATCCGAACCAGCGCGACCCCGGCTCCGAAAAGGACAGTTGGCTCGAAGAAGTTCTGAGCAAGCGAGTGCAACTCGGTTCGAGTGGCCTTTGCGACCCGATGCAGACGGGTCAGATTATTAACGACCTGGACAACCCGCAGCGCAACGTCGTCTATCGCTACTCCAAAGCACTGCGCGGCTGCGACGAGGCCGTGATGGATTTATTCAGGAATATCGTCGTCATTGACGAGGACGGCATCGCCCATCCGGTGCCGATCATCTGGGCCACTCAAGAACGTGCGGTCCTGGCGGTGGTTCAGGAGAACTTCCGTAAGGACGAGACGAACGTGGTGGACCGCATCCGCCTGCCGATGCTCGCCATCTCATCAACCGAGTTCGCCTTCAACCAGAACCGCTACACCTACCACAAGGCGATCAACTACCTGCGCGACTACAACGACAAACCGGGCTTCACCATCAAGGAGAAGTTCGAGCGGGACACGATTTTCGGGGTAGCGCGGGGCCTGCCGGTCGATATTAGTTACACGCTCTACGCCTGGACGCTCTATCTCGAAGACATGAACCAGATTTTGGAACAAGTCCTCTTAAAATTCAGCCCGATTGCATACATACGGGTAAGAGGCGTCACATGGGAGGTCGGCGTCAAGATAGACAGTGTAGCTAATAACCTGGAGACGGAGCCGGGCGACAAGAAACTGCGAGTGATAAAGTTTCAGTTTAATATCAAGGCTGAGACATATATACCGCAACCTATAACTCGGAGCAAGGCCGTCCTGAAGACGCGAGTGGAGTTCGTAGACGGAATGACTGAACAGAACATAACCCAGGTCATCGGAAGACTTGAAGAAGCCGTTAAGGAGCTTGAATGCTAGAGATTCGGAACAAGAGCAAATTTCCCGTGCAATTGATCGTCCGGTCACGGATGGCTCCGAAGGCATTTACCA